ATGAGATCTACGAGCTCTGGCATGATGTTGTCACGCTCATCTTCTAAGCGGCGTGTGCGATACTCAGTGAGTTCCGCATATTGACGCTCACGCTCAAGAAGAGTGAAAGCACGTTCACGCTCTAGGCGTTCTGCTTCCAACTTTTGAGCCCACTCTTGTTCTTTTGCTTCAAGTAGCTGACGAACATCCATCTCAGACTCAGCCTTTTTCTTGGCTTCTGCCTCTGCTTCAGCTGCACGAGCAGCTGCTTCAGCGATGCGTTCTTCACGCTCTTTCTTAAGCAAGTTGAGTTCTTCTTTTAACGAATCTATTTGTGGATAGAGCTTTGATTTTTCTTGCTCGCGTACCTTTTTTAGATCGTCTTCACTGTAGGCTTTGTCTGTCAAGGCCTGCTCTTTTAGTGGTGTTACTAGTGGTTCTGTTGCTACTGGAACATCGGCTAGAAAAGCTGCCTGTGCTTCCGGAGTATCAACGATGTTAGTTGTTTCTGACATGCGTTTATCCTTTAGGTTAAGAGGTCGTTGTCCGATTTAGTGCCACGATGACCTGCGGATTGTTAGTGGTAATAGGCTGGCAAAGTATTGCTACTTTGTCTGCCTAAACTTGTTATTCAGGCTTGTCCGAATCTGGAGTCCTCCGTTGAGGAATCTTTGTTCCGTACGCTTCTGTAACAAGGTCAACTTGAGTCTGCTGCAGTTCTTGCAGGACTCCTTCTTCTATTGGAGATATGACTCCAGGTTGGCCGGTTGGTCCAGGCCCAATACCTTCGCCTGGCTGTGCTCCAGGAGGTAGTGTTCCATCCGGAAGCATACCGGTCAGGGATGCAATAGATGACGAAATCTGATTCTTTACAAGCTGCAACGCACCGTCTGCCTTAGCATCGGCAATAAGCTCTGCACGAATTTCTTCTAGCTTCTCATCTGGGAATTCTTCACCAAGCTGACGAAGTGCGCCCTCACGACTTTCAAGACCCATACCCATCTTGGTTTGAATTTCGTTCAGAACAATTAGCTTGTCTAGAGGTAGTGGAGGTGGGAAATGTACTTGAGACTCATAGGTTAGTGGATCATTAGGATCCAACATTGGAAGTTGATGTGCCTTGATTGGACCGTTAGTCTGTTGATTCCAAACAAATACTTCAGGTTCTTTAAATGCAAGTGTGCGGAGAACAAGCTCGTTAATCTGCTGCATGCCCTCACCGTATTGAATCATCTTTTGTTGATAACGATTCATCAATGGCTGGTACTGAATAGAAAGCGCAACACCAGAAGTGTTTGAAATTGGCTGTACTTGTCCAAGAGCTGTTTCTGGAACACCAACCATTTCGTGCATAGCGGTCTTAATAATCTTTAGGTACTCCATAGCACCTGTAAGACCTTGTCCGCCACCTTCTAGATTAAATACTTGAGCGTCTTTTGGTAGCCCGCCCCAGACCTTCTTAGGTCCCTTTTCAAGGGAAGAGGCCTTAGCACCTGTAATAACTGTAACTGGTGCCGCATGGTAGTTAATAATATCTGCGATATCTGTAGCAACTTCGTTATAGTTACGATTAAGAACAATAATGTCGTGGCAATCTGAAAGTCCCCAAGGAGATCCAGATACACGTACGTTTGCAATATGAATGATTGGTACAACACCAATAGGGTTTGGGCGAGAGTCAATTAGTTCGTCGTTAATATATTCTTCAATACGGTCATCTGTAAGGATTTCAGTATATGTGTATACCTGACGAGTACCTTCTAGAGAAGTACCCCAGAAACGATACTTAAGCTTAAAACGAATTAGACGTGAACGATCATGTGGGTGGAACTCTGGGAAACAGAAAGAAGAGTTAAGTGGGAGAATACGTACACGTCCTGGGTGACCACGACCTGTTGAATCTTCGTAGCCCTCTTCATAAGCTACCTTAACAAAGCAATCTCCTGATACTCCGCCTTGCTGCCCCATTTCCCACATTACAGAATACTTATCGTTATCTATCTCCCACACTCTTTTTAATACGTCTGGGATGATTGCTTCTGTTTGTGTTGGGCTACGGAAAGATGCTCCGCGACCAAATGTAAAGTTAATGATGTAATCGGTAAACGCACGATAATAGTTATAAACCATCTGGGACTCACCAATTTCACGGCGGTACGACCAGTGGTGTCCAAGATACATTGCCCAGTTAAGTGAGTAACGATTTAGTCTAGGACCATGTACTTCAAATTCTTCATCTGCAAGTTCTACTAAGCCAAGTGGCGAAATGGAGATAGTTAAGTCAGAGGACGCAGCTCTGTAACTGGGAGGTGAAAAGTCAATGCCACCAGCCATTATTCACAACTCCCCATCTTAATTTTTAAAGCCTCTTTGTTTTTCTTTTTTCTTTTTCTCTGCTTCTTTACGCTTCTTAGCGTCTTCCGCATCTTGCTTTTCGTCACGAAGTTTTGGATCAACGTCACGCTTTGAAGCTACGAACTGTCCCCCTTGACGAGCATACTCATCCTTTAACCACTTACTAGCGGGAAAAGATAAATTCTTTGTTCCTCGAGATGGATACTTAGCTTTAGCTTGACTTCTTAACAAATTCCAAAGTTTTGGATTTGCTGGTGTGTCTGCCACTTCGTATCCTCTCTAAGTAAAAACTCCCAACCCCCGGAGAAGGGGTACGGGGGTTGGAAGCTTCTACAGTCTACTGTATTTAGTCTGCTACTTGAGCAGGGTTCATGCGTTGCTGGCGTCCGCCTGAGCGAATAACTTCCTCAATAACAACCTGTGAGTGATCACCGAAGTTACCTTGGGAGAATTCTGCGTTATAGGCTGGAGCCTCTGGCCATGCGGCTGAACCGACATGTGCACGTTGCTTCATTGTTTCTTCTGGATACTTTTCAAACACGTTAGTGTTGTGGTTAGGACGGCCCGCTGGGGTGTCATATCCTTGATCCAAACCAAGTTGGAAATCACTTGGTACATCTGTGTCAGTTGCAATGCCTTCCTCGAAACGTAGTGGTCCACGTTGTCCAGGTGCTGCAGGTGACATCTTGCGTTCATATGTTGCGCCAACTTTCTCAGGGAACTGAGGTGTTGGGGCAATGTTCTCTACTGCCATGTTATTTCTCCTATGCATAGGGATTGAGGGTCCTCAGGTATAAGTCTCTACCCTGGGGCTAGTTTTTAAATGCTAAATTAAGAAAAAAATGGAGAAGCGCTAACTTCTACTGTGGGCATAACCATGTCCTGCGTCATGGCGCAGGCAATAGCTAAAGAGTCCACAAAGTCGTCGTGGGCGTGGGCTTCATCGGGGGCGGCCACCATAAAGTTTGGCCCCTTGTACTGAACTTCTGCGTCCGTCATTTGTTGGTAAAACTTCTTCCAAAGACGTAAACGACGTGTTTTTGCATGGGCTGGCCATGAAACCATTTGTCGTTGAATTAAAGCCTGCAGGTGTTTCCAACGTTTAGATTGCTCTGTTGGACTTGAAGTAATAGGCACAACTTCAGCTCTAGGCATTAAAACCTTAAGCCGGCCCGCTACAGCATCTCCAACACCGTTAGAGTCTACCCCAATTGCCAAGACGTCGTAGTTCCCTAGGAAGTTAACAATTTGGAAGTATTGCTCTTCCCAATCATCCCCTTGGATTTCAAGCCAGTTTAAAACACGGTGGTCGTAATAACCAAACTCATCAGGACGATCCCAGTCAACCCACACAACAGTAACAACCGTAGAGTCCATTTTTCTAGCTGGGTCAATACCAACGACGACTGGAGACCTATGCCAGCTTTTAACAAGCTCTTGGGAAGTATCACCGAGATCATCCATAATCGTTGAAGTGACGAACATACCTCTTTCAAGAAGCCACTTACAGTTGTAAGACATTTGGAATTCATCTGAATCTTCTCCTACTCTTAACATTTCTTTTCTAATAAATTTTTCATAGTTATCGTTAAACTTAGCTACATCTCTCCAATCCCATTGGAAATGGTTTTGTTTTGCAGACCTTCCAGTCTGCCTGCGTTTGTTTAACTGGATCGCTCTATAGAAGTTGTTCTTTGAGGTTGTAGGGGTTCCGGTCTTAACAATAGTTGCGTTGTAGTAAGCACCCATTGGAGAGATTGACTTAGATACTACGAAGTCATCTGCTTCTTGACACTCATCAATAATAATGAGGTGGAAAGACTTAGACTCAATCTTTGCACGAGGGTTAGCTGTCATCATCATAAGGGTTGATCCTGAGTTCTTTAGTTTGATATTACGCACAACTCCAGGAGTTTTAGTAGCCATATCGTCAATTTCTGGATCACCAAGTACTTCTAAGGCTCTTTCACTTGTAAGGCGAGAAACAGTTCTACCGTACAGGGTTTCTACCTGCGATTGAATTGGTGCAAACATACCTACCCAAATACCGTCACCAAACTTACCTAGAAGGTCTGGATACATTTTTGCAAGGCGTGGAAGAATAACCATGAGCGTAGCTACGGTATTAGCAATAGTTTCTGACTTACCTGACTGACGAGATGCAAGCGCTGTTACTTCTTCACCATCGTTAATAATTACCGACTCAATAATACGTCTAGCAAGAGGTTCTTGGTATGCGTGCAGCTTATGCCCTACAAGCATCTCCATAAAAGACATGATCTTGTCTATTAGGACTTTAACAAACTCTTTAGATAGCTCGTCTAATTCTTCAATTGGTTCTTCGTCAAACTCATCTTCTTCTGACTCTAACTCTTCTAGGGGGTCTAGCTCTTCAAATTGATCTTCATCGTACTCAAAATCATCCATTAGCGTGTCGCTTTACCAAAGACTCTAGTATTACGTGCAAAGCTTCTGCACCAACTCGAGCCTCTTCTAGAGCACTCATGTCTTTTGTTTTTTGCCAAGAAGATAGGTTGCGTCCGATTGTATACAGGGCGTTTTCTGTCCAGGGAAGTAATTCACCTGTAGGTAAAGCTTCTACACGCTTTTCAATACGAGACTTCTCTTTTTCAGCCTTAGCTGTAGAGTCCTTCTTAAACTTAATACCCATCGTCTTGTGCTCCGAATCTAACGTGATCCCAATTAACTTCTTCTTCTGGCAACGCTCTTCCACGAACAGCGTTAGTTAAAGCTTGGCTTTCCTCATACGATGCATTCCAATGTCCAATAACTAAAGCCAGTCTAGTGAAGGGAAGCCGTATTGAAACACCAACTCCACCTCTAAAAGGAAAGTCTATTTCTTGTGTTTCAGCTTTTTCCCACAATACTGGAGGTTTTACCGGGTACACCAAGGGATGCCAATAAAAAGATCCAATGTCTCTTGGATTCGCCAAGTTTAAACCTCACAATCGTGATCCATTACCTCTGCTTCACGCAGATGTTCTGCACATAGCTTACACCGAAACCATTTAGATGCTTGAAAATTATTTTGTGCGGTTGCGCCAACAGGTACGTCTACACCGCCATCTGGTTGTGGAATATAGTCACTGACCACTTCCGGTGACTCAAAGAGTTCAGGAGGAAATGGTCCTTTAGGCTGATGCGCTGTTTCCGGTACGGGATGCCCTTGTTTCGTAACGATGCGCTCAATACGCATTATTCAGCCGGTGTGTCTGTTGTTTTCTTTGTTGTCTTCTTTGGTTCTTCCACTACAGGCTCCGCAATTACTTCTGGAGCTGATGTCTCTTTTGGGGCTTCTACTACCTCAGGAGATACAGGTTGTGGTGTATTCCACGGTGCTGACCATGTTGACATGTGATATTCCTCTCAATTAATTAAAAACTATTCTACATGGGTTTCTTGGTTGCTGACCCCCTGTAGTTACTGCTACGGTATATCCATGGCCCAGGTAACTGGGCCATCACTAACTACGTAACAAAAGGGTTGCAGTACGAATCCGGCAGACATAGGCCGGATTGCTTTATGTGGGTGACAGTCACATAGGGTAAGAACTGGCCTTCTAGCCTAGGAGATAGTGTGCATAAAGATGCAAAATCGCAAATCGCAGTACTGGTGGCCTATTTAGTTCTAATATGCGGAATCCCCGCAGCAATGGCCGTAGAAAATAACAACCAACCAACACAAACAACAGTCGTTGAAGAACCCTATGATCCTTTGGATAAATATAGGGGAGCTACCGAACTTACTAATCAGGAGCTTATCGACCTCCTGTCTCTAGTAGGTTTTAAAGGCGAGAGCCTTAAGATAGCTTGGTCAGTGGTTATGAAGGAATCTAGGGGAAACCCAGACTCCCATAACAAAACTTCCGCCACAGGTGACAACTCTTACGGGTTATTCCAATTAAACATGATTGGATCTCTAGGGGATGTGCGCAGGGAGAAGTTCAAGATCCTTACCGATGACGAGTTATTCGATCCAGTGACTAACGCACAAGCCGCTTTCTACATGACCGCCAGGGGTACTAACTGGAGTTCTTGGGGATACGGACCTGGTGCCTATGATGGAGACCCATCAGAGCCTGGTATTACCAAATGGTTTGATGACTTTATAAAGGTTAAATAATAGTAAAGGCCCGGGAGACCGGGCCTTTTCTATTTACTTCTCGTTTTCTTTCTTACCAGCTCTTCGTTTATTTTCTTTTGCGGTGTTCTTACCATGCTTCAACGCTCTTAGGTTTCCCTTAGAGTCATTGTTGTGGTTGTTGTCCTTGTGGTCAACATCCGTTCCTCTAGGTAGTTTTCCGTTTTTAGATTCGTAATCGGCACGAGCCTTATTTTTCGATGTTGTAACCCACTTACCGTTTACTTTTTTCTTGTAAACGTAGATAGGGCGACCTCCATTCGCTTTGGAACCTTTGTAGGGACCAAACTTCTTTGCTTCAGCCATTACTACCTCCCTTGCACGCACATGATGCGTTTAACTTACCACAGGGACCGCAAGTAAATCTTTCGTGTGGTTCTAAAGAACCTTGAGATTCAAGTGTGTTTTCATAGTTATGCACTTCTTTGTAACTCTTAAGTTTAACTCCGTAAGTAGAAGAAGCTTTTACAACCTCTGGGTCATTCCACGGACGTGCAGCCTTAGATGTGCGGTCCGCTACAGAGGTGCGTATAACGCCTCCACGACCGTCTCTAGAGCCGAAATGCAAGTCTTTCTTAGAACGTCCCATTAGTTTGATGACTCCCCGTTAGGACCACGCCCAGGCTTCTTGTACACGCCAAAATCAGGTGAGGGTGGTTGCTCGTAAGGCAGGCCCGTAAGATACTCAGCAGCCTCTCTTGCGTTATGTCGCAAGGACCTTTGCTTAGTAGGCTTAGCAGGGTCTGGAGTAAAAATCTTTACTCTAGACATTATTAGTCCTTGTTACCTTTTTTAAGTCTATCTACAATAGAACCTTCGTTTTCAGTAGCAAAGTCTTTGTTGTTTGGTTGTGCACCAAACTCTTGTTTTGCAGAACCTTGTAGAATCTTAGAAGTTTCAGAGATTGTCTGTGTTGTTCCGGCCATGTAGAACGCATTGCTACGTCCCTCTTTAACATCAAAATCTGGGAATAAACTAGGTTGTTCCATAGGTTTAGGAGCAGAGGCGCGATCTTTCTTAGCCTTACTCTTTCCGCCTGCACGTCGAACTAGCGAAGTTCCAGCACTTCTTTGAGAAGCAAGTGCGCCTTTTTCTGCAATAGCCTTTACTTCTTGAGCACCAGTCATATCAGTGGTGTCAATAGCAAATTGCTGACCTCGGTTTGATTCAGGTTTCCAGTTACGATCAGTTGGCACAGTCTCAGTAGTTATTACCGGACGTTTTGCCATAACTCTTTTGCCTTTATCGTCACGCAAAGATAGATATGAGCTTCTCATATCTGCTTCAGTCCAAGGTTTAGATTTAGAGCTAGCTTGTTGTCCAACTTTTTCAGCTGCTGATTTTTCTAGTGGGCCTTCAAGACCAACGTATTCAGCAGGAGATACTTCTGTTGCACGAGTTCTTGGAACGCCAGTACCCGGTAGTACGCCTTGAGTAGCTTTGCGACCTGTTCCAGTAAACGTTGGAAGCTCTTCAGGTCCCTTTGAACCAACAAGTACTTCACCTTTTTTAGCTTTAGGTGGGAATGGTGCAGCGTCTGCTCTAGGTCCTTGTGGAGCCTTATCAACAAATACTGGAGCCATTTCCTCTGTGTTTGCTGGAGAATAGCGGTATCTCTTGTCTGCAGGCTGTGTACTCGATCCATGTGGGCGTGTAGATGCTTTTGGACGAGAGCTAATACGTGGGGTAGTTGATCTAGCAACTTTTTGCATGCCAATTTTTTTCTTGCCACGTGGAACTGCACCGCTTACAACATCTGCAATTTCAGTTGCAATATCTCCACCACGTCTACGAGAGGTAGCAGATGGACCGTGTTCCCCTAACATTTGCACACGCATGTGATCTACAAGATCAATTCCTGATGCTGGCGTATACTTACGATAAACAGTCTTTCCACCAGCAACTCTCATTTTATCCCAACCTTCATGGGAACGTGCTACAACTTCTTGTCCGTTAGCACCTCGAGTTACACGTGCAACTTTACCTTTAGTACGAGAAAATGCCATAGGCATATCTGGATGGTTTGCAGCTACCGGTATTAATTCTTTAGTCTGCGGATGTTCCCACAAATCTCCCTCAGAAGGGCTGTGGGTAATTTGACGCTTTGAGTCTTCATGTTCTTGTGCAATCTTATGCAAACCATGCACATATGTTTCAAGACGCTGTCCAGTTTGAGATGCAGCGTTTTTATAGACTTCTTCATCAGCAATACCAAAGGTATGCATAACTTTTGCTAAACGATGGTGGTGTCCACCATATACAGTAAGTGGAGTGGCCGGCGCATCCTTAGGAGTTACGCCATTAACAACTTTACCTGTGCGTGCAGCAATTTCACGATCACGTGTGTGCAAAGCTACGGCACGATCTAAATGGCCCTGCTCTTCTCCTGGTAATCCCATACCTGACTTAAGGCGATCAATAAGGTTGATTGCTACGTCAGCCTTTTCAGTTACATTTACTGAAGCTGGTGCAGATGCTCCCTCAGGTCGTGAAGGAAGTTTTCCAAAATCAAGTACAGTAGTTCTTTCAGGAACACCTGTTCCTACGTTACGTGCAGCGCTACGTGCTTCTTGTCCTGGAGTAGGATCAAGCGGTTCAATATTTGGTTTACGCAGCGGGTCTGCTACGTTTGGATTTTTAGGTACAGATCCTGCAGAAGGAAGTCCCTTCATGCGCTCAGCGTTACCTGCTTGAATTACTGGGTTACTAGACTCGTCTAAACTCTTTACTTCTGAAATAATTTTTTCATCAGAAGCTTTTGTTTTAGCAGCGTTATCTTTTTTAGTTACTTCATTCTTTGGAAGACCACGAGTATCTTTAGCCATTAGTAGTTGCCTCCACCCTTCATAGGGCGAGCACGACGTGGTGACTTAGTTACTGGAGCTTTAGGTGCTGCAGCTGTTCCTGAGGAACGTCCAGTCTTAGATGTGTTTCGTGATTTTTTTGGTGTTTCTCCTTCAGGTGTAGCTGCGCCAGTTTGAGTTCCTGGTGCACGATCTGCCAAACCTTTTTTCTGAAATGAAATTCCTGTTGCGCTTGACTGTGTAACGTCTGAAAGATTAGCGCCTTCCTTCTTATAAAAACGAGCACGACTCTTTTCACGCTTAAATCCTGAGTTACCAAGATAGTCTTTAGATGCAGCATCTACAACAGCTCTATGTGTCTGTCGTTCTTTAAAATGCTCGGTGTCTATCTTTGCACGCTCTCCGTGTAAGTCTAGCTGAATCTGTGCCATTGAACGAGCACGATAACTATCGCCAATGCCTCCGAATAGTTTTCCTATCCAACCGCCTTGACCGCCGCTTCCGGCTTGTACAAATCTGTCGGGGGTACCGTTGTTAATTGGTGATGGCATATTAAAGGATCCGTTCCTTGTTTAGATTAATATCATTTTAACGAAAGCACCTGTTTTTGTAAGGGCATCCGCTTGTTCGTTGTAGTGATGGGCGCAGAAGGTTAGGACGCCTGTTGCAAAAAAGGCGCCAAATTGTGCCCGAGCAGAGCATTTATCGCACTGTTCTCGGACTCCAACCTGTAAAAGCTGAAGTTCTTCGTGATCTTCTAGCATTTCTTTCATAGCCAAATACTCCCACTATTGTGTGCCACATAAATGCCAAAGGCCGGGATTTCTCCCGGCCTCTGCGCTATTAAGTTGTAAGGCTTATGAAGTTGTTGCTGCTGCGTATGGTGTAACTGTAATTGTAGCTGTTGAGGCAACTGAGCCTGTACCAGCTGCAACTGATTGGGACTTGATTGTTCCAGCAAGACCAGCAAGGTTTAGAGTTGAGTTGATACCAGTGGTATCTGCAACTGTAAATCCTGTACCAGAAACTGTAATCTGACCAGATGCAACTGCGGTAACTGTAAAGGTACCAACTGCGTATGCTGGAAGATTGACTGGAGAAGCTCCAGCTGGTGTTCCCGCAACGAGTGTGACCTTGGTACCAACTGGGTAGTTGGTGTTTGCGCTGGTTGCGTAAATTGTTGCTGCTGTTGTACTTGTAGCGTTAAAGCGAGTAACGTCTGTACGCAAGTTTGTAGCTGCGGTAGCTGTAGTGATGTTAGCTGCTTCGTAACCAGCATCCTTAAGAGTATCAAGGGCAACTGCTGTAGTGTTACCAACTACGTTAGGTACGTTGATGTAACCAATTCCAGCTCCGTCAGCTGCTGAAGCGGCTGTTGTTAGCTGTACCTTGCCGTACCACTGTCCTGTAATTTCACCAGCGCTAGCTGCGTTAGTTACTGTGAACTTAAGTGGGTTTGCTGTAGCAACTGTTGCTGCTGAAAGATTGTAAGCACTTGCTGTAAGACCAGTGATGTTTACTGAATCTCCAGCCTTAAGCTTATTTTGTGATGTGTATGTAACAGTTGTTCCGTTACCTGAAGCTGCTGTAACCATATAGTTACCTGCTGCTTCTACATATGAAGGGAAGTTAGCCCACTCAGCTTCAATGTCTGAGTGATTTCCAAGTGATGCGTTTAGGCGAGCACTTGCGATAGTAGACTTAGTTGTCCACTGTCCGTTCTGTGCAGCACCGTATGTTGTTGTAGCTGTTGGAGTTCCATCAGCACGCTCATCATTTGGTTGTGCAGGAAGATTTCCCCAGACGAAATCTGTCTGTAGGTTTCCTGCTGAGTCGGTAAGATTACCGTTGTTGTTTGTTGTTGCTGCAGTATCTCCAATTGTAATGGACTCTGCTCCGGTGCCGCTTGGTGACCCAACGGCCGCGGGTAGGTTGTAGCTTGACATTTATAGTTTCCTCACTGATCAATGTGATTGTTCGTTCGAACCCACAAATGATGACAGGAATTATGCCTCTTGTATGTATGTATGGATCTCTCCACCAGAATAAATGTCGTGCTTGCAGGCAATTTCAATTGCACGCCTCACAACCTTTTCGGCGGACTCGGGTGTACTGATTTTTGCATAGTTCAAAGCTTCAAGTGCACCTAGTGCAACATCTCCACCACTACCAGCATAGTAAACGCGGCGGGCCTCTCTATCCCAAGAGTAATCATTAAAGATCGGGTAGATCACACCGCGGACAGATACAAGCAAGTTAGAGTCTTGCCATGCTGCATCGCCATCTTCTTTACCTTCAAAGCCAGCATCCTGGAAAGCTTTACGCATTGAAGGAATAAACTTCTTAGTCATAAATGTATCTAAATCAATAGTTGCACCTGGCTTAGGAGGTTTCCAACCAAATTGAGTAATGTTTCCACCTCTAGAAGCGCCGGAGACAGCTATCAGTACACCGTTGTTATTAACAATCTTAGATGTAGCAAGTTCCATATAGCGACCATCTTCATCAGAGGCGCGGGAATCACAACCTATAACAGACCAGCCATCACCTTGAATTGCAACAAGCGTAGTCATGGGATCCCCTCAGTTGATAAGACAATGATAGCCTACCTACTCACCAGCACCCAACTGAAACTGCTCTGGCCTTTTGCGGGGGAGGTTTTGGTATGTAGTCTTACTCCATGGCCAACCATCTAGGTAGGAATCGAGGAATGCTGTAGTAGATGTGGATGTCTTTAAAGCCTGCCATACATCTGGCTCTATATTGTCGTACTGGATCAAAGAGCCGTCTCTCATGCCAATGGCTAGGACCTTTAGCTCTGGGTCTAAGGAATAGCAGGCGTAATAGGCTCTAGGACGCGGACGGCCATATGGATCTGTCTTACCTGATGTAGGAGCATCTATGTATTCGTACCCTGGGCCACACGGACTTGTAGATGACATAGAAGTCATCCGAGCTTCCCGTCCTTCTGGTGTGCTCTGTGCTGCCTCCTCAGGGTCTCCAAAGACCTTCTCACGGCCTCTGTAGCTTAGATTGAGACGTTTGTTCTCTTCATCAGCACGTTGCTGTGCTAAACGGTCTAAATACGCACCTAAGCCTCTATCGACCATTGTATTCCGCCTCCAAATGTTTCTCCTCGCACATGCGAGCTAAATCAGGCACTACGTAGACTTTCCTGCATAGTTGGCAGGTCCAGCGCTCTTTACGCTCCCGATCATCCATATATGGCAATCGTACTCCCCGGCTACTGCCTTAGAAGCCTGTAGCCCCCCGGATTTTTTACCTAGGCCACTGTATGAGCATAGATAGACCCAACAGTTTGTTTCACCTGGCCGAATTCGGACAAAACGGACAATTAAGGGTATAGGGGGGCAAAACGGACAAAACCAAACAATACGGACAAATATAATAATGGTATGAAGGCGGTCAGACCGAAGGTTAGAAAGTAGGTAATTCTGTGTGCGCCGTATAGTAGGTTCGATTCCTGCTATACGGGCGCGTAGTAGCACCTTGCTACTATTAGCAGAAGGGGACAATTATGTCCGCACGCGAAAATCTATCTGCCCTGTTGGCTACTCGTGGTAAGGGTGGCTCTATGGAGTCCATCTCCCAAGCGGGTAAGCACTTCAGCGCCGATAAGACGCTCTCACCTTCCGACTTTATCGTAGATAAGTTGGAAGCCTCAAAGGCAATCACACTACTAGGCGGGTTCGCCGTATCTACCTATGGTTTCACACCAGAGGTGGCTTACTCAATGCGTAATGTCTTTGCTAAGGAGTATGGCAAAGTGCTTGGTCTATTCGACCTAACACAGCCAGACTTCATTGCTTCTATCAAGGAGATAGAGCAAGAGATTGCCCAAGCAGAAGCCAAGAAGGCTTCATTGGAAATCTCACTAGGCACAGATGCGGAACGCTACATCAAGAACGCTACTTCTCAAATCGAGAAGGTTATTGATGGTTCAGTATCGCCTAAAGTCCGCCACGACCTTCTCACTCTACAATCTATGATTGAGAAGAAGTTGGCTTACGCACCACTCAAAGTCGCACAGAACGCCTAGTTCGTAGTTAGTGGGGGGAGCAATCCCCCCACTCTCTATCTATGTCCATAGTCATCTATGGGCGTAGATGGGGTTATGCCGACCAATCGGCTCACTCTGCTATGTAAGTAGCAGACCCCCGCACACGATTACCTACTTTTCGTGTCTTCTGTCTATCGAGAAGCCCTAGCCGTCCCCTTCACAATGTCGGCTAGGGCTTTCTCATTTCACATAGTGATACATCTCACATCATAGATAGTTTGGCTACTGTCAATTTGCCATCTATGAGCATTGAGAGACAGACCAGGTCTACGACTATGGCTAGGGCTTGTTATCAGGTAGTTGGTGGAAGACACATCTGTTCTGCTATGAGGAGG